TAAAGACTACTTCTTCCAATCCTGATTTTAAAATAACACCTTTAGAAATCTGTACTCGTTTGAACTTCTGTCTGTGGTACATTATTCATCTCCTCTGGTGATGTTGCATTTTCATATCCATCTTCTTTAGAAAACAAATTCATTTGTTTGCCTTCTACTAAGTCAATTACTTGGACTGCTTTTAAAATTGCAGTTACACCCGCACCAATTAGAGGCGTATGATAAGGTCTCAATTGGTATGCAACTTTAATCTTAGAGCCACCCCAAATGTTACATGAAGTTGGATTAAGAGGATTTTTCTTTGCATCAAAGAGTGCAGGTCTTTGACTAAAGGGTTCTTTAGTCTTCCTGTTCACTCCAGTAGCTTTCATTTTAAATTTAAAATTAACAAACCCACCTTCTTCAGAATATGGACTTGGTGCTACTTTTACAGTTTTACCTTTAAGTTCACTTTCAGCTTTAGAAATACTATCTTGCATAGCTTTCTCAAATTGTGCAACCATCTTAGTTGCTCTACCTTGTGATACTTTTAAGATAACTTTGTATTCACCATTTTCGTTAAATTTAACGTCAGGTTTATTTAAGTGTGGGTATATCGCTTCTCCCAATTCACTTATGTATGTGGCTTCATTCATATTTGTACTCCTTTGTTACGTTTGGTTAGCCATAGGTGGCACTTAATCAACACAGGTGTCGTTGACTGAAGTTTAAAAAAACTAAACACAGAAAAATATTGATTTTTTTACCTGCTCTAAATCTAGGTTTCCTTTTTCAGGTAATGGTGGAAATTTTTTCTGGTTTTTTTCAGATAACATTTGCTTCATCTCCATTGCCCAATTAGCTAAAATATCTTTACTGTAGATTTCACAAAATGCTTCTCTCAAAGCCAATGACATATTATCAGCATCAGGTGCTAGAACTCCAAAGCTGTCATGGATTAAACTAAAATTATCTATTCCAAGTTCTGAACCTTTAACTACTGATAAACTTAATACTGAACTATCTAATTGATGGATTAGATTAGGACATATAGATTGTTGGGTCTTTCTTCTGTCTATTTCTTCAGTCTCAGAACTAACAGACAACTTAATGATACTATCACCCATCTTAGTTTTAACTCGCTTACTTTCTTTTTTGTAAGCTGACATCATAATAGGTAGACCTAATGGACTTGTCCAAGCAACAGGTAAGTTTTCTGATGCAACAAGTTTTGCTACATCTTTTAAAAACTTCATTATATCTTTAGCACCAACAATAACTTCATTGATACTTTTCCATACAATTTTAGTTAAATAATAAGTTGACTTAAATAAATCATCACCAAAATTATGAGGTTTATTATTTTCAACTAATTCTTTTTCAACATGGTCTTGAATGTATTGCCTACATGAATATTGAGTAAGACTGTAAGGTAAACACATGACAGGTTTCTTACAAATCTTTCTATCTATCCCATATTCTAACCATTGTTTTGCCATTGGATTTGTTTCTTGTTTTAATTTATCAATTACTTTTTCTGCGACTAATCCATAGACATCATTAGGTTTATTTGATGGTACTAAGTTTGTAGCTTTACCACCTACTTCATCTCTCATCATTGCTGAGTAATGTTGTAGACCTGAGTTAGAACAATCAGAATGTATTGGTAAAGTAGTTATAAACTTAGGGTCAAAATCAGTTTCAGCAAAGTCTCTGTATTCAATACACCATGCTAGAAATGAAAATGGTTTATCTGCATCAGTCCACCAAGTATCTTGTAATGGACTGTTGGCAGTAGAGATAATTTTATCTGCATTATCAATTACCCATTGTCTTCTTATTGATAATTCTTCTTTATCTGTTTCACCAAATAAACCTGCACCTGCTACAGCAAAATTATTAAATGCTTCTTCTGTTGCCATTGGTTTACCAAACTTAAATTTAATTAATGCTCTTGCGTAGTCAGCACTTTGTGGTGAAAGCATTGGTGACTTAGGATATATCCTACCTCTAAAATCTAATTGATAAGGATACCAAAAACCAATATCTAAAAATTTTTTAGCTTCCTCAAGAATTTGTCTTATCTGAATATATTTAGATTTAGACTTTGCTCTTTCTTTATAAACATTAGAGGCTTCTCTTTTCCATTTAGTTTTAGCTTCTTTGTTAATAGCTATATCAAATGGTTTAGGTGGTAAAGGTATGTCCTCAGGATTAATAGGTAACTTTCCAAGTTGATAACTATTTAGAATACAAGTTTCTAATACGTCAAAAACAGGTCTGTTAATTACCCATTCAGTTTTCTGCATGATATTTACAGATTGACTTACAATTGGAAACTCATGCCATCTGTTGTTTAGTTCTTCTAAATATCTTTTATTTGTTTGTTTTATGAAATTGTAGTGCATTAGCTATCTCCTCAGGTTTATTTTCTTTATTAAATTTCTTTCCATAATAACCACCAGTAAAAGGTGATGACCAATCTCTTGGTGGTGCTACCATTGGTAAGTATTTAGGAAAAAGAAGTTCATTTTTAATATTGAAGTTCCTTATTTCTTCAATAATTTTAGGTGTTGCTTCAACATAGGTTACAGTTTTATCTTTCCTATGCTTTCTATTTTGATGTTTAATAAGACCTAGTTTTTCTAAGTAACTAATCATCTTTACACCTAAGTGTATCTTCTCTACATTACTCCAATCATCAAATCTGAGACCATTTCTATTCATCATGTAAGTCCAAACTCTTGATTTATATTGATACCTATTAGCGTTTTGAGGTATGTTTTTACCTGCTAATTTTCTTGAGGTTTTTAAATAGCTATCTTTATTCTGCTCTTTAAATTGAGTAATCCTAGCTTCTTGCATTAAACCAGTAGCTATTTGAATAGATAGTTTATTAATAGTAGTTTCATCAGAAATACCATCAATTACATTTTTAAGAATAATTAGACTGCAAGTATCCCATATCTCAGGCTTGTCTTCTAAAAATACTCCATTATCAAATGCTGAAGTAGGTAGACATTGGCATATTATTTTTAAAGCTGTTTGGTGATTACCTGCCTTACCACTACTCATAAGTCTAATATCTTCATTAATTAATTTAGATACTTCTGTGATATATTTTTGTTGAAGAACAAGACCATACAAAGTTGTACTTTCTTGTCCTTTGGCTTTGGCATCATTAACAGTTTTCATGTATCTACTAGAACCGCCTCTAAGCATTTCTTCTTCATGCTCTAATTCTTTTTGAATTATTTTTAGGTGGTTTTCTTTATTGGCAAATTTACCGCCAACCCCAACTCTTACTAGTTCTTCTAATTGTAGTTGGAATGGTGTCTTGTGAGTTTCTGCGGACATAATGAGAACTTCTCCATAAATGTAACGAACACTAGTGAGTGTCTATTGATGATGCTTGTAGTTTGTCTACAAGACCACCACATTTGTGTCGTTGAGTTAAATTTAAAAAAAAGACTTATGATTAAAGAATAATAATCACAAGTGTTGTTGAAAAGAGAAGTGTAGTTCTTCCTAAGACTATTGACCTTATCATTACCCTTGTTAACTACACCTCTCTGTTTCAGTTTAGTAGATAAAGTAGTCATATCGTAGACACTTACGTAGACACTTTTTCTACTATTTTTGGTAGGCGAGAAAGGACTTGAACCTTCACCACTTGCGTGACCAGTTCCTAAGACTGGCGTGTCTACCATTCCACCACTCGCCCAACTTTTAAAATGTGAATTGATAGCACTTTTCATACTTATTTCAACGCCCTTCTGCTGTTGTGACCAATCATACTATCATTAGTCTCTAATTCAGTTCTATTGTTTTGCAATGATAATATTGCATTTTGTAAAACCTGAGAACTAGATTTAGTATAATAGGTTAATGTTGTTTCAATAACAGAATGACCTGCAAGTTCCATAGCAACTTTAGGATTTACATTTCTTTCAGCTAGACGTGTAATAAAAGTATGTCTAGTTGTGTATGGTGTAAACTTATTATTAAAATTACACATACGAATGTACTTCTCCCAGTTACTTCTTCTTTGACTTGCTGAACCTGCAAACACTTTTCTATCTGGCCTAGCTTGAGCATCTTTTAATCTTCTCTTAGCTATATCCAAACATCTTTGTGTTAATGGTAATTCAACAGACCAACCTTTTGTTTTACTTCTCCAAAAAGTTACTGACTTTCTACCAAAGTCAACATTATCAATAATGAAATTATCAAGTTCACCATCATGTCTCATTCCAGTATCAAAAGCCCATGCCCATAAGTCATACCAATATTGGTCACCACATTTAAGAATTACTTGTAAGAATTGTTCTTGCTCAAATTCTGCAAATGCAGGTTTACGTTTGGTTTCACCTCTAGGTAAATCAATAATACCCATGTTCTTAACTCTAGGGTCAGGATTAATTAACTGGTCATTAGTTAATAATCTTTTCTTTAGTGCGTACCTAAAGATACCTCTAAGAACACCAAGTCTTTTATTGATTGAGTTATTGCTTACAGTTCCAGTCATGTTCTTTTCTCTTTCAGCAATCTTTCTTGCTACCCATGACTTAAAGCCATCTACATCTTCATCAGTCCAGTAAGATAACTTTCTATCTGCACCATAATATTCCTGAAGGTCATTATAAAAATGATTTACTAGATATTTTTGTTTATCACTTTTTTGACCCCACTCTGGTTGAAACATCATTTGAAATACAGAACCTAATGTACCAACACCTACTGCTGAGGGTTTATGAAATGAAATATTAGGATTATCTAATTGAGACTTAAATTGTCTTTTGACATTTAAGGCTTCAGGTAAAGTATTTTCAAATGCTTCTTTTATTTCAGCATCAGTCATACCTTTACTGATAGGCATATTGATAACCTTAGTTAAAGTCTTTGCATTGCCATTAATCATTTTAGACTGTTTGACATACAATGACTTATCGTTTCTATGTAAAGTAATACCTTGAGGACAACTTTGTTGTATATAGGTTTTTACTTGTGTGCTTAATTTAATCACTAACTCCATTCCTTTCTTGTCACATTAATTGGTTTGTAATATTGAAAAACTTTCATTCTATTACCATAATGTTTTTTTAAGTTTTCTTCTGGTGCAAAGTTAGTTCTAACTTTTATTCTTTTTGAAGTTATTTTTAAAACAACACCGCAAGAACGACAATTAGCTTTTAAGTTATTAACTACAACTTTGTCTCCAACTTTAATCATACACATCTCCTGTCATTGCTGATTTGACTGTACGTTCAACTACTTGTCTTGGTTTATCTTTCCATTCACTAGTAGAACCCATGAAAAGTTTTTGTAGTTTACGCCCAGACATTGTTAGTTTAATCCATGTATACTTATGTGATTTTCCATGTGGATTTATAACAACTTCTAGAAATCCATAATCAGATAATCTATGTAAGTTTCTTACAGTAGAAGTATTTGATATAGAAATACCGAACAATCTAAAATACCATTCAGCAATCACTCTAGTGTTGAGTTCTTCATCAGGTAAACAACAAATTGTTTTAAAAACTAAAACAGTTTGATTAGGAATACCATTTTGAAATGTAGTAGCATTTTCTGAAATACCTTTAGATGCTTTTCTTACAGCATCATTAAAAGCATAATCAAATTGAATGTTACTTATTGTACAACTTAACGACATTACTTTCTCCTCTATCCTCTCGTAAGTTTAAAACTGTCAGAGATTTAGGTTTGTTATGTCGTACCATAGTATTTGTGATTAGGTCTTTCAACATTGATATTCTAGTATCTTCAAATAAATAGAATAAATTTTCTTTATTTATTTCTTGAGACTTAGAAAGTTTATCAAATGTATATGAGATATTGCAGTCACCGATTTTAATTGATGAACTTTTTTCTTTGTCATCATTTACTTCTTCAGTCTTACAATAAAATGGAAGTTTACCTATATGAGAGTAATACACTACTTCATTAGGATACTGACTTCGTAAATCTGAAATGTGATAATCAAAATCATTCACTTTTCTTCTCAGTTTACATCTAGCATACCACCATACCTTACACGCAACTTTAGCACCAAGCATAATTAGCTTGGTCGACAGTTTTGTTCTTGGTTTATTTTTATACATACTTAATCTCCTTATATTGATTTTTTATATAAACACAAGTGCCTTCACTAATGTTTATGTAATTAATAATGATTCTAATTAGCAAAAAATAGATATTCATTATGAGGCTTTTGGGATTGTGCTTTCGCAATACTATCATAACCCTACTCTAGTTCGTCTTCAGGTGTTTGATATACAACTACTTCTGAGGGTTGTTCTGGTGTTAGGTTAGTTTCAGCATTATGTAATGCTTTAGCTAACACACCTTTATCAACCTTAGAGACCATGTGACCCCAGTCTTCAAAAGTATCAAGTACTAGTATTTGCATAGTTCTATCCTTTGTTTGCTATAAGTTTCTTAAAAGAAACCTTATGTACGTTATCAATATGAGGATAAGTTTTAGCTAATCTTTCAACTGCTATTTCAACTATCTTACTTCTACTTAGTGTAGTGTTTGGTACTATTCTTTGTCCTAAATCAGTTGCAGTTTTCCAAGTACCAATTTTAATTGCTACTGACTTATATTTATTTGCGTTCATACTATTCCTATTTGTTAGTGTTAGTAGAACCTTTAGTTCAACAGGTAGAAAGAATGATAAAACCCTGCTCTGTTATAAGAACTTAGAGTACGTTGCGTACTAAAAGCTGAACTAAAAGTTCTACAGGACAAATAGGATTAATAAGTTTTAATTACAATTTTCTAAGACTGCCATGACATGACAACTCTACTAATCATAGCCATATCGTAGCAACTCAATCTTTTAAGTATTTTATAAGCATTTTGTAAGACTGATTATTTTTTATAATTGTAGTATTTGTTTCACTTCTTTGTATGGCTCTATTAACTACGAACTCACCTACAATTTCAGTAAGTTCATATTGAGTATAAACTTTTTCTTCTCTTTCATAAGTCTTAAGATTAATTAATAGAGTACTAAATTTCATTAGATTGTGGTTGGTCTAACTTAAGTACTTCTACATGATGTCTCATTTTCTTAAACCATTTAGAGAACTGAGTATAATCTGGTAAGACTACTCCATATTCTTTAAATAAATCTTTACAGTATTCAGATTGCCAAAGCATCTTTACAGTATAACTAAGTTTATTTTTATCTTTCTTAGATATACCTACTTGTTCTTTAAAATGTTTAACAAGGTTAACTACAGACTGTGAACCTCTCCAAAATTCTTTATCAAGCCTATGGTTTCTCCATCTAGATTTAGTATCAGTCATGCCTTCACAAATATAAAGTAAGGCTTCCTCTGCTGTTACATTCATTTGTTCACATAGAAACCTAAGATTATTAAATCCAGTTACCTTATAGTCTTTACCTTCTTTAGTAAGATAGGTCTTAGCAATATCTACAGGATTACTAAGATTGTGTCTTTCCATGTAAGAAGTTAATCCAGTACCAGTTATGGCTCTACGTTTGCTACCTTCAGGTTTAACTTTAGGTATCTTTACTGAACCCAATAGAGTGGCATTAGGTTTAGGTTTGTAGGCAAAGGCAAAAGGATTAAACATAGGATTTAATACACTTTTGTATTCTATGGGTTTACCTGTCAGTAAACTCACAGCATCAATATCTTTTCTTAGTTTCTTTATTGGTGCAGTAAGTTTTTCATTAGTCTTCTGTATCTTTGCACTTAGGTCAGCTAAAGGTTTCAGAGGTTTAAGTGCCTTGTCTCTTTCATCTTTTAATCTCTTGGCTAATGCTGATGGCGAATAGTCTACCCACTTACCTTCATGGTATCTCATAAAGGGATTATTAGGTTTAGGATTAGGTGGTGTGTTCTTAAGAAACTTATCAATCCTCTTTTGTAAGTCTTTGGTTGGCTTACGTCTTACACCTGCGAAGATTATAGGTTTAGACTTTGGTTTGTCATTTAGCTTTACTTTGTATGACTTGGGTTTTGACTTAGGCATAAATATTTTTAATACAGATAATGAGAAAGATAAACGCAAATTTTTTTAATGACAAAAAATCTGAAAATTTCTGCAAAATAATAAAGCAGTAGTCTCAAAGACCACCGCAATCCATTGGTATATCTATGTAATCATAATTTATTTAGTAGATTGTCTACGATATGTTTTATTTCTGAGTGATAGTACCCATACCCCTATAACTATTTTTGCCAAGTGGCATGGGGAAAATTTAAAAAAAGTCCTATACGATAAGGTTGTCAGATTTTTATGCCAAATTATTCCTGAAGGAAATCATTGAGCCTCTCTGAAATAGAGTAATCAATGGCATAGTTCAGGAAATCCTCTGTATGCTTAATAATAAACTTTTTGCTATTCATAGGGTCAACCTTCTTAGCCTTAGGGTTGATACCATTAGCTTTAACAATTGCTTCATCAATAAGTTTAATAGCCTTCTTGTTAGGCTTATTCTTACTAAATAAAGAATTAAGATATATTACTTTAGTCATATTAAAAAAGCGTTTCGGGTATTGGGTAGATACTTAATGTTACCCTTAGTTAACCTAAGTTATACTTTAGTCTTACTTAATATTAATAGATATATAAGACATAGTAAGTTCATTACTAAGTATTAATCCTACTACTACTTATCTATGTCCTTAATCAAAGCCTTATTAAAACTTTTTACAAAGTCACACATAAGATAACTTAAGATATACTTAGTCTATCTCCTGTAGTGGCACTTAATTAAAAAACATTGATTTATCTATCTTTTTTGTTTCTTCTAAATAGGTGTTTCTTTATCAAGAGTGGCACTTAATTATATCTTAATCCAAGAATTAGGGGTACTAGACCCAAAATATTTCTCTAAATCTAGTCTTATCTGTTCTTCTTTTCTTTGATTGAAGGCTAAATCTTGGTCTTTAGCTAATTGTTGTATCCAGTAATAACAAGCCATCTGTAAGGCATCTATTCTGTCATCATGGGTTAAGGTATTAGCACCTTTTTGAAGTCTACTTATCTGATAAAACAATTGGTATCTTAAAGCGGTCTCAGCAGGATATATTGCATTAGCGTCTTCATAATCCTTCTTAATGACTGTAGGACAGACTATAAGCCTGTGTTGGCTCATAATAGGCTCTAGGGTATCCAATATACGTCTATGCTTGTTAGATTGCTGTCTAATAGCCTCTGTAGTACATGGATATTGCTTTATTAGGTAAGGTTTAAGTAATTCACTAAACATTCCTTGACCAAAGTTTTCTTCAATTAATATCTTTTTAACTTTGTGTTTCTTAGCTACTTCCACAAGTTTTGACAAAGTGTGTTCACTATAGCCACTATTAAAACCGCCAATATCAACCAGATATATATTTCCATTTAAAAACTTAGTAACACTATATGCTGTTTCATCTTTACCTTTACCTGATGGGTCAATAGACATCACACAACCACTATAGTCTAACCAACTACCTTGTACTTGCATGGGTCTATAATAACCATCACCTTGAAGACCTACACAAGGTAAGTCATTGTGTTGTAGTTCAGGACTAGAAGCCCATATAACTTTCTCAGGTGCATTATCAGGATTAAGTGTCATTACACTTAGGTCAGATAATTTTAATGGGTATCTATTCAAATCAGATAAAGAACTATCTAATTGATATTGCATATTGAAACCAATACGCCCATAACTAGCTTCTCTATCTAATAAATCTTTTTCATCAAACCTTGTAGGGTCTGTAGGTTTACCTGTCATTTCTAATGACCAACTATTGTTAATCATAGGTGCAAGGTTAGCACCATAAGATAACATTTGTTTTTCATTAGGGTATCTTGCAGTCCAGTATCTAATTTTATAACCTCTTTCTTGAAGTTTATTATAAATAGATTGTTCTACTTGTGGTGTACCTAAAAATACTATTCTACTGTTTTGTTTAGGTTTAATAATAGCTTCAAACTCTTTAATAGCTTCACCTAACTTATCTCTCATAAATTGAGTTTGTGTGTTACCTGAAGTTTCTACGTCATCTGCAATTATTATATCTGCTCTACTTCCTGTAAGCTGTGAAGTTATACCTAAAGATTTAACTGAAGGTTGTTGTGATGCTAATGCTGTTGCTACATCAAAACTAATCTTAGATTGTCTCTGGTCACTTTTAGGATACAAATGTTTTAGTATAGGCATCTCAGACATTAATCTTAGACAGAAAGTACTAAAATCATCTGCTCTATTCTTTGAAGCGGATACAACTAGGATATTTAAGTCGTTATCTAATAATAATCTCCAAAGTACATAACTAGCTGTAATCCAACTCTTTCCTACCCCTCTAAAAGCACTAATAATACACCTTGTTGAACCATTAGCTAAGTAATCAGCTATATCATATTGTACTGGTGTTGGTTCAGGTAATCTTAAATGCTTCCAAGTTAGGTATAAAAAATTTCTAAAATCGTTAATTTTTGACGACTTGTTTATCTTTTGCATCAAATGGAAGTTCTTCTATAAGTTTCTTTAATGGACTGTCCTCAACAGGAACAGCATCTATGTTGTTGTCTTTTAAGAACTGTCTTGCAACATTAAGGTCAGAAGATTTTGCTTCTGGGTCTTTTACTCTTTTAAGTAATTCAGTTGCTAATACTTCATGTAATTCTTTTAATTTTTCACTCATATTATTCAGCAGGACTATTGTTTGTATTATTAATGTAATTGTAAACTCTACCTATAGCTTTATCTATTTGTAGTAATTCACCATTCATCATTCTTGTAAATTCTTTTAGTTCAACGATTGATATTAAAACCCAACCTGAAAGACCTGCTAGTATAAATCCTACTAGAGCAACAAGTGTTTTCATATCTATCTTCATATACCTTGTAAATCCTTGTTATTAGATAGAATGTTTTTCTTTGCTCTTGGTCTAGAATTACTATCCATACTTCTTTTTCTTAATTGAGCATCAGAAGACTTTTTTCTCATGTGGTCTTTGAGTGCTTTAATTAAATCATATTTAAAATTCATTTTTTTTTCTTCTTTTTACA